TTAGTTCTTCGGGCATAGTTTTCTCCTATGTTTATATATGATGTAGAATATCTTCAGGGTTACTAATTGTTCCTAAGACTTCATCATCGTTTAGTAATCGCACTTCTCCACCTTCAATCGGGAGCCGTGATCCGGCGTATCGAGCAAAAATTACCCAATCACCTTTTTTGCACCAAGGACCTGTATAGAACTTCTCTTCGTCCTTATAGGCCAATGGTCCAACCTTGATAACATAACCGCAGTTCGTGGCTATGCGTAATTTGTCTAATGATTCTTGAGCTATAATAATACCACCTTTAGTTTTGTCTTTAGGTTCAAAAGGTAATACTAGTATTCTCCAACCAGAAGGGTTGGGCAGCTTTTCTAATAATTCTTCAGAAAGGTTTTCTGCTCTGACTTTTTTCTTATCTTCTTCGACTTGTTTTTTATTTTCTTCTTTGTATTTCTCTTGTAATGCGTGTTTTACATCATTCATCGTTTTGCTCCTTATTTTCTAGCAGGTTAGAGATTTCCTGTAACGTTTGTTCAAATCCTTGAACTTTTCCCACAAGATATTGATATTTTTCAAGACTGTCAACACCAGACATAACAGTATCTTTGCAGTCCTCAATTGATTGTTTTAAATATCTCTGCAGCTTATAAACTACATTAAATTCTTCCATTATTTTTCCTTTCGTATATTTTTATATCATGAATGATCCGAAAACGGAAGCTGAAGATTTAACAGTTATTGTTGATTTTGATTTTGAATTACCAACGATTCATTAATATTCGTTGTAATTTTTGATAAGAAATTCTTCCATCCAAGCCATCTTTTCATCAATCGCTTGAATTTGTACTTTTATAACAGCTAGGTCTTGTTGCATCTCTGCAACACTGTCTGCTTTAACTTCCACTGCATTTAAACGTTCTGACCACATACCCCATGTCATGGCTAAAGTGCCAAATAGCACTAGATAGGGTAATACTGTTTTAATTTCTAGTTTCATTTTGTTTTTGCGGACATATTGCTTAAAGGATTATTTAAAGCCTTATTTATCTGTAAGTCAAGACTTTCTTCAATAAGTTTTAGCTCATCAAATATTTCTCTTGTATCCGCTTTTTGTCTATCTTCTACATCATTAACTATTTCTGTAATGTGTCTGATGTCACCATTCATTTGACGCAAATCTGCTTTCATGTCTGTCTTTAAATCTTTTGCTACATCTGCAACGAGGGTAATCTCATCAAGGATCATATCTAGCTCTGATTTTAAAACTGCTAGTTGTTCATCATAATGTGATAGGTCAGGTGCTGTGTATTCTTCTATCTTGGCTTTCATATCTAGGTAATCATCATAAAATTTATAGCCAGTCCAACCACCACCGATGATTGCACCTAATAAGGATAAGATAATAAAGAATTTTCCTCCAGAAAACTTAATTCCCTGATACTCAATACTGGCCATTTATCATCTCCTGAATTGTATTTTCTTGTGCCATATCAAATAACATACCATATTGATCCTCTAATGTCTTGTTTAAATACTCCCCTACATCTACTTCTGTAAAGCTTTGAGTAGGAGTAAAGAAGGTTTTTGTATCACCTAATATCTGCATTACAAGTAATGTTTTTGTTTGAGCAGTGTCGTCATAACGTTCTTTGTCATCAATATCTTTAACTATTTTCGTAGCTGCTTTTTCTTTTGCTGAAGGTTCTTTTGCAGGTTTTTCTTCTGGTTCTTCAACCTCTTCAGGTTTTTCTTCTACAGGTTCAGGACTACTTTCACTTTCTACAGGAACTTCTTCTTTAGTTTCTTCAACAGGCTTTTCTGAAGGTTCTTCTTTGGTCTCTTCGACACTAGCTACTTCAATTGTTTCTTCTAATTCTGCTTCAATTTCCATTTCTACTTCTGCCATTTGTGTTTCAGGTTCTGGTATATCTACTTCAAAATCTGTTTGTATTTCTTGTATTTCTACCTCAACCGTTTCATAAGAAACTTCTTCTTGTTGAGGTTCTATAGGTTCAAAACTCACGTCTCCCGCATCATCAACAACGACATCATTAAATTCAATAATCTCTGTAGCATATTCTATTTCTACAGGATCAAAGATATTGAGATAAACTATTTCTTCTACTGAAGTGATTTGTTGTTCAATAATCGTATTGATAACGTTGTAGAATACATTGACCGATACATCGTCAAATAAAGGACCTATAGCAAGATTGATATCCCTACCCCCTATTTCAATTGTTAAACTTTTTAAAACGCCACTGAAATCGAAAGCTCCATTGTATGATTGATAGCCTGACGAAACTCCAGATTCAGACAAAATATCAGTGCCTGAAAAGACTGTAGTCCCTCCATTAGTTCCTGTAATGTGCATGTAGATTCGATCTTGAGCATCTTGTTTATCAACTTCTATGGAATATCTAACTTGACCACCCTTATCTATGCTTAAATCAGAAATGTCAATCGTATTAAGAAATGTTGTACCCATACCGTCAACACCCATATTAGAAGTTGAATTACCGCTGCCTGTAATCTGTGCACATTTATCTGAACCTAACTGTCCGCAACTATTGCCACTTGGTATACTTGCAGGGCCTTGACCCGACCAGTCATAATCCATATCACCTTCTTTATTTATAGCTACATATCCATTATCACCATCAAGAATGTCTCCTGAATCTTCATTAGTGACAGTTGTTGTAGTCGTGGTTGTAGTGGTGGTTGTGGTATAGATAATTTCTGTACCTTTATCTTCTTCTGTTTTTTCTACAGTAACATCTTCTTCAATAGTAACACCAGGAGTACAAAGTCCTTTTACATCAGGTAAGCAAGTATCTGCTTTAGAATAAAAGGAGACCAGTAGTAAGAATAAACAAAGTTTTGAATAAAGCAGCTTGTTGTACATCACTAAACTCCTGTGTTTGTGGTTTTGTTTGAGCTATATAGTCTTCTCTAAATTTAGATCCAACAGGGATTTTATCAGGATTGATTTTCCAATAAGTAGCCGCTTCAGCTCCTATGGCTCCTTCTGCTGGGCACGGAGTTCCTGCATCGAGCATGCTGTCCCAGACACGAGGGTCTTGACATAATAATGCCACCGCCGCGACTTTCATGCCGTATTGATACATAGCACGACTGGCACGGAGAGTCTCACAAAATTCGTCTGTAACGACATAACCTGAAGCTAATCCTAAAACATTATTTTGCACACTAGCTCCAATTCCAATTTTACATATATCACTATTATTATTCATGATAGTTGGAGCGGAAGCTGTAGGAGGTGTTGAATTGGTTACAACCGTGCTGGAAACGGTGTTCGTCTCAGCTTTTACATCAGTTATTGTAGCTGTTAGTGTGAAGAAAAACAGAATTGTTATAAGTAGTTTCATCTAACACCGCCAACGTCTACGTGCTTGTCTTATTCTAGAATTAGGATCATTTTTTGTTTTTTCAGAAGACCTTTTAAGTTGTCCTAGTGATCTTGCGCAGTATGATTTTCTTCTCTTCGCTGCTTTACTACCAGGTTTAACTTTACCGGTAACCGCTGTTTTTAATTTAGAACCAGGATTGGCAGCTCTATAAGCTTTAACACCTTTAGCTGTCATACCAGCACCAGACTTAGTTGGTCTATAATTTGCTCCAGGTCCTTTTGTAGTTTTTCTAATTGTCATTTTTTCTTTGAAAATGTTTTTACGTTAGTTGGTTTTGGCCCTGTGTTTCCTGCTGCGCGTTTTCTTCTGACGGCGGATGTTTTTTGAGATTTGCTCATTGATCTCGCTTTCGCTAGGGGAACACACTTCGGATATTTTCGCTTTGACCCTTTTGATCTCCCGCAAGGCTGGTACTTTCCGTCTTTTTTGGGAGCACCAATGTCGACCCATTTCTCGGACACCCATTTTCTGAGTCCTCCTTGAGCCATTAGAATTTTTGAGTAACCTTTCGTTTACCTTCGATAACACCACCACAGGCTTTGGCGACACCGCCTTGACTATAGCTAGAAACTTTTTTACGAGACTGTGAAACACTATTAACTGATCCTCCGTCCATTTTCTTTTTTCTACCACCAGGTTTTATTTTTCCTGAGCAGACACCACTAGCATACATGTTTGCATATGCGCTAGGGTAAACGTCAAATTTACGCTTCGCTGCTGCTTTACCTTTTGCACATAATTTAGCCATTATTTTACTTTGCCACCTTTTTTCATAAAACCCATTTTATTTCTAACAGGTTTAGGTAATTTTTTTAGTCCCTTATTCTTTGGTGGAACTGGTTTTAAGTTTTTTTTTGTCATCGTCCTTGTCCCCTATATGGTTTAAAGCTTCGTCGCTTATGCTTATTCATGGTAGATGTACTTATTCTACCATTTCCTATTGTAGTCTTTTTAACTACATGATCAATAGTGCTATTAACTTTTTGTTTCTTCATGTTTACAAATAGCGCATTCACACATGCAAGTTGTACCGCAATGACACATACAACCACATTTTATGCATTTGGTCATTTCGTAATTTTCTTAGATTTTTCGAAGCTGCGGAGCCCAGCCATTCCGAGCAAGGCTGTGACGAGCGGGAATAAAGTCGACATGTCAAGCTCAGGTAAAGGTGCATGATCTACACTAAATGCAGCTAAACCAAACATAATAAACTGTTTTAAGACGTACTCCCACATTATCGCTAGGGCGCAACTCATTCCAATAAGAGGTCGCCAACTGCGTTGCATGATACCACCAATACCAGTGGCAGTAGACTTAGCATCAGCTAAGTTAATATCCATTTGTTTGGAGTTAATCTCGTTTTCTAATTCTTTGAGCTTGTTTCTTGCAGTAAGCTTTTCTTCTTCTGAAGTGTGGACACTGTCGATGACTTTACCAACAGTGTCTACTAAAGATCCGCCTAATAGTTTAGATAGCATTATTAAATACCTTTAACGATTGCCACTACAACAACAATTGCAACAGCGACTACGAATAGTTTTCCCTTTTTGTTAAGATTTTTCCACTTATCAATTGGGTTCCATCCAAATATCATCATGATATCCTCCTTTTTTAAATTAGTACCACTTGGCACTACGCTTTTTCTCAGAAAGCATGCGTCTTTGTCCGCCTACTTTTTCTGTCTGAGTCTCGTTAGGTTTTGTCATTTCAATTTCGACTCCGCCTTTTTTATAACCGTCCTTGTCAACAAACATTTGATGATCGATCGGTCTTTTGCTCATACTTTTCATGATCTTTAGCTCCTTTGTTGTAATTTTATCCTTTTTTAAGATTTATTTCCAGTCATAACCTGCATTTTAGAGATTCCTGACTTGGCTAGAGATACACCGGCCCTTAAAGACTGATGTTCGTCGTTTTGTTCCATTTTTTCATCAAATTTTATCTGATCTTGAACTAATTTTGCACGTTCTATCTCTAATTTTTGTTCTCCTTCGTCTTTTTTACGCTCATTTTCCATCGCACGAAGGTCTACTTCTCTGCCTTTTAACTTAATTAGTGGATCAACGTCTTCTGCAGAGTTAATTTTGCGTTCTTCTTCCATAAAGTCTTTAGTCATCTCTGCAATGAGCTTAGATTTTCTTGATTCTATAGTAATTTGTAGTTGTTCCATCATTGGGTTAGGTTGTGCAGGCATTCCTGTTGCTGCTTGTTGTTGCATTTGTGCCTGCATTTGCTGTAATTGAATAATTTCATCTTTAAATTCTAGTTGAATCTGTTCTTGGGCCATTAAAGAAATATGTTCTAGTATATTTTTTTGTACTACTGACATAATTGTAGGATTATTTCTAACCATGCTTGTACCCATAAAATTTAAATGAGCATCAATGTGAGCTTTGTGGTCTTGTTTAGGAAAAGCTTGAAAAGTTTTTCCTGCCATGGCTTGAATATGTTCCATACTAGGGTCCATGGGTTGTGGTGGTTGTGGTGGAGGTAGAATTAAATCAACATTCTTAACACCCACCGCTTCATACATACTTCTATACGCTTGATATAAATTGTGAATCTTTGGATTGGTTTGAGCTAATTGTAATTGTGTTTGTGCTAAACTAATTCTTTGTGTTTGAGAAAAGATATTAGGATCAGCAACAGGTAGAATATCAATACGCTCATCAAAATCAGTTTGCTTAATCATTCGTTGACCGCCTACCACATCATAAGGATATTCTGGTGGTAGATAGAGTGAGAAGATTCTTACTAATTGTTTGAACTCTCCTTTTAGAGAATTATATAATCTTTTGTGTATCGCCGACATCACACGAGAACCACGTTCTAGTAATGCCACGGTTGTACCGACAGCAGCTCCTTGATTACCATCACCTACTTGCATATCAGCGATAGACGCGAATCGTTGTCCGGCGTTTACCACAATACCCATTAATTGTAATAAGGTTGCAGAAGGTTCTTTGAAAGGAAGAGGCATGAAGGATTCACGAAGATTTCCACCCGGAGCGTCGACGTCTCTAAACTCACCAGGTTGAATACCTTGTGCTTCATCTCGTACTCGGATACCGCGTGTTTTAAAACCCGAGGGTAGATTAGAAAGAGTCCCAGCATCTAAAAGCTGTCGTAGGGCTGTTGTAGCAGTTCGAGATAATCCACCAATCATGTGAATTAAACCAAAGCCATAAAAACCCAAACCTGGTAAAAACTTGAAATGTGTAAAGTAATTAATTCTTTTTTTCTTAGGATCTTGTGCTTCGTAGTTTCTACGAATAGATAAAACTTCTCTACTACCTTCTTCAATAGTTACAATGTAAGGTAGCTTTATTTCTGTAGCTTCTCCTGTTTCAGGATTTGTATCTTCAAAACCTTCCAAGTCTAAATCAACATGACATTCTAAAAGTGTGTACATGTCGGGAGCTTTTTCTGATTTACGAATACCTTCAAGCTCTCGTTCTTTAGCGGCAATAGAATCATCTTCACTAGATGCTTCTGATACTTCTATATCTCGATAGAAGCCACCTACTTGTTGTTTACGTAAATCGTTTTCAGAAATATTTATTTTGTGAAGAATGCTATCAGCATCTTCTAAACTGGTTGCAGAATAAGGTACTAACAAATCATCTGCGGGTACAAATTTTGAGACGGCTCGACCTAATAATTCATCGTAGTACACTTTTTTAAATGTCGAGCCTGCGAGGGGAAGATAGAAAAGCATTTGGTCAAACTCTTGTTCATACTCTTTCATTTCTGACATGAGTTGATAGTTCATAAATTCTTTGACACGTTCGCTTTGTTGTTCCTTAGCGGTGCTAGGAGCACCTAAAATTTGTGTTCGCACAGGTCCATCGGCCGGTAATAATTCTTTGTATGCTAGTGATTGAAATTGTGTGACTGCTTCAGCAAGAACAGGATGTGTTGCACCACTAGATCCTTGAAAAGGTTCACTTCGTTCTTTGTATTTAAAACCTAATAAATCTAAACCCTCGGTGTATGTTTGTTCCCAATCTTTTCTAGAAGATTTGTAATCTAAATACATTTCTTTGAGTTCACTACCCAAAGGTCCTAAAACATCATCATCTAAATATTCTGCTAAATTAGCAAAATGATTTTCACTTCCCTCCATCATAATCTTAGAGGGGTCAAAAGATATTTCAGCTCCTCCTTCGTCGGTTTCGATAATTTCAATATTATCAGGTGTGTCTTGATCTTGTTGTAGTTGTTCTTCAATTACTTGTGTAAGGTCGTCTTCACTTGGGAGTTCTACAGTTGTTTTTTTTACATTAGGTAATGCTTTATCTATTTCTGCCATTTAATAACCTTACTTGTTTTTGAATAAAGAAGCAACACCCGCGGACATCGGTCCTTTTTCTGGTGGTATCAAACCACCTGACGCGTATCCTTGTGATGCCATAATCTCATCAATTTGTTGTTGTGTGAATCCTGCCATTTCTAAATATCGTCGACTCATTGATTCATACTCTGACATTTCATCCTGAGTTGTGTCTGAATCTGTGTCTGAATCTGTGTCTTGTTGTTGTTGATTATTTGTTGCATTACCAGTACCACCAGGCATGTTAGGTATTATTGTAACAGGAGGTGTGGGTCTTTCATAAAAACTTCTAGTTGGTGTTCCCATGGGATAAGCAAAAGTATCTCCTTTTTCTGAAATCGGAGTTGATACTCTTTCATCAATTGTAATATCTCTGGGTATTAAACTTTGAAACTCTTCTTCTTCCTCTTCTTCAATAGGAAATAAAAAATCTTTAGCTGTACCATATAAATCTTTTGCTATTCTCGCTGCCGTTTGACCGGGGACCGCAATCTGAGCTACAGCATCTATCATACCAGGACTTCGAACCATTTCCATTTTGTTAATACCTAATTTATCAGGGTCTGTGTATTGCAAACTATCATAACCTGTGATCGCTCTTCCAATATCTCCCCCAAGCTGTCCTAGGCTTGGAGCCATTGCGTTTAAATTAGGAATTTGTTTTGATAAAATAGTTCTACCTTGATCATCTTTTATACCTGTTTTATTTAAATTAATTCTTTTGTTTCCATCTGGACCTATAAAAAGTTTTCCTCCCGCAGCTAAAGCTTCATTTAGTTGTTGCATGTCCCTCGCGTAGGAGTCTACATCCGCGGGTCTACGATACTTAGAACCTACTTCATCAACATTTTGTCCAATTGATTTAAAGCTTGAGGGTTGCCCTAAGCTTTTTAATCCTTGTTGTATTTGTTCTGCTTGTTTTTGTTCCATGGTAGCTAATCCTGTATTACCTGCCATGGCCATAGACTGACCAGGTCCCATTCCGAAGATTCCCTTTTTACCTTGTTGTTGTGATGTTTTTGGTTTACTTCCCATTAGTAATATACTCTCCGTTGTTGTGGTAAGGGTGTATCATCTTCATCGTCGGGATGCTCAATAAACCCTCCCTGTCTAAATCTCATGACTGCTTGTGTCATACTATCGACCAAGTCGTCATGATCACCATACGGGAAAGCTGCACATTCTTCAATAACTTCTTCTGTGAACTTATCGTCGGTTGCCCATATCTGCCCTGACTCAAATAGTGGTGCCACGGCATTGACACGAGCGTGCTTATCGTTTCCACGGCTCGGTGTATAATTTATAACGGGTATTCCTTGTTTACGCAACTCAAAAGTCAAGGGCATTCCACTTGCCTTACCCTCTACAATAACACTTTCGGGTTTCCAATATTGATACTGTTCGAGGGCCACGCGCCGTAGCTCAGGGAACTCGAAACGATCTTTGACGACATCTAACAAAATCAAGTTCGGTCCGCTGTCCTCGGTTGGGTAAAAAACACCCCACGTCGTGATTGCCGAGAAATCTGCGGTTTCTTTTTTCAAAAAAGCAGTATCATAGGATTGTATCACATGATACAGCGGGGGGAGGTCCTTCTCCCACAGGTTCCACCATTCGCGTTTAATGATACTTCCTTCTTCTGCTGTCGGATTTTGTTGGTACTGTGCGTTCCACTTACCGATAGCTAGCGAAGCTTTAACCGATTCTAATTCTTCTAACTTCCAATACTCGGGCCATACCGGTTTGTTGTTCGGCAAGATAGCGGGAAACTCAATGACCTCCCATTGATCGGCTTTGGCTTCTTTTTGAGCATTAATTAATCGTCCTGTTAAATCTTTCATGTTCCACCGCGTCATGACCACGACAATAATACCACCGGGTTGTAAACGCTGACGAGGACCCGAGGTATACCATTCCCACGTTCTGTCCAACGCATTCACGTTCAGCGCGTCTTGTTCCGAGTGAGGATCATCAATGATTAATAAATCCGCACCGCGGCCCGTGATGCTTCCGCCGACACCCGCAGCAAAATATTCGCCGCCCTCGTTTGTCTCCCATCGGCCCGCGGCCTTGGAGTCTTCTCTCAGTTTGGTTGGATAAATTTTTTGATATTCTTCAGAGTCAATTAAATGTTTCGCTTTTCGTCCAAAGCGGACCGCGAGCTCTGTCGTGTGGGTCGCTTGAATAATTTTTAGTTTTGGATTTTTTCCAATCATCCACGATGGCAGGAGGTAGGATGAAAATTCTGATTTTGTATGTCGGGGGGCCATATTGATAATGACTCTTTTTAATTCGCCCCTGGCCACTTTATTAAACTTCTCAGCCATTATTTTGTGGTGGGACCCCTCTATAAAATCTGGCCATACATACTTCACAAATGACATGAAATCATTTCTGATTGCAGATTCTTTTCTTTTTTCTTCGAGTTTTATTTTATAACGTAAAAACTCCTTCCTTGCTTCCGCAGGTAATTTGTTGATGTCTATATCTATTCCTTCTAATTGCATCGTTTCAAAATGAATTTAACACCATTAAGTATCTAAAATCAACTATATATGTCTGTATATAAGTTACATCTATTTGCAAAAAGGGTGGGTGGGCCCATAGGTTTCAAGCAAATTTTGCCAAGGGTCTGGTACCTCTATTGGGGGTGGGTGGGCCCGTAGGCAACAGGTAGTTGCCTACGGTACAAGATTAATTAGTGCGTGGGTTTTCGAACATGTAGTCAGTCCAGAACTCATCCCAATATTCTTTGAGTTCTTCTTCATGTAATCTTGGATAAGCTGATGCCCATTCATGAAAATTCTCATAATTACCAATGTTAGCAATTGCTTCGTCCATTAAATCCATTAGATATGCTTTAACTTTTCCCATTGTTTATCCTTTCTGTTAAACAGATTATACTTTATGGGATAATCTGTCAATAAAAATGTAGAAGAAACTGAAGGCAATCGTGGGATTAGTTTTCTCACCCACAACTTTCGGTTGGTCAGATGAACTGTTTCTCCATCTACTCGAACCACCCTTGAGTACCTCAGCCATTTGGCCATACTTCATCTCAAGTGTACCTTATGCCTCTGACTTAAAGACATTGTTCAGTCAGATCGCCTCTAAATAGCTTGCAATCTATTTAGTCTCAGTTTCTTCTATATTTCCCTTTCTTTTTTGTGGGGCAGAGCTTCGCGAGAGATCGCTCGAAGTTGCCCCCTTAAACTTATAAAGACTATGCCATAATCTCCCACAGTTGTCAACCCCTAAAAAGGGGTTGACTAAAGTTTTTTTTAGCCCCAGTTGCGACCGCAACCTTTAGCAAAGTGAATGACGTTGCCAACGATCATTTGACCAGCAATCGCTGATGCCTCTTCGTTGACAGGAAGTCCGTAAATTACGCCTTCCTCATTAACTAGTAAGAAAGTTCCGTCTGGACATCTTACTCTTTCAACGTATCCACCTACTGTTTCTTGGGCAGACTTTAAAGAAATTTCTTCTTTCTTGTCTGTCACTTTTTTAAGAGTAGTTGATAACATATTTAGTATCCTATACTTTATGGGATATTCTGTCAACACTTTTTATTAAAAAAAATAAAATAAATAATTTGACATTGTGGGATATTCTGGTAAAGTATTTATCAGAAAGGATAAACAATGAAAGCTGAATATATCGTATTAGAAAAAACAAGGTTTGGAAACTACTTTGTAAAAGGATCTTTCAAGAGTGCTGAAGAAGCTCGAAAGATGAAAGAAGGTCTTGTTATCGTCAATGACGTTTCAAAGACTGAAAACACTTACCACATATTTTGTAATGTGTGGGAAGAAAATATTTGAATTTGACTTTGTGGGATATTCTGTTAGAATATCCCACAAGAAAGGATAAGGATAATGTCAGATACTAAAGAATTAGAAGGTAAGTTAAAAAATCTTTTAGGTTTTGAAATTAAGTATTTTGCTAAAAAACATGGAAAGGTAATTACTAGAACAGGAATTTGGCAAGATGACAAATGCAAACTAGAAGAAAGAAATGGTGGTTTATCTCTTACTTATTATGATGTTGAAAAGAAGTCTTATAGAATGGCTAACGATATCAAATCAATAGTAGGATATTTTCCTCAAGAACTAAAAAGCAAAGTTAGACAATGATCGAACATTTGTTTTTAATCTTTATGCTAACCCTGTTTGGGTTAGCATGTCTTTTGTTATTATTATTTTGTATTCAAATCAGTAGAGAGGATAAAGAATGACAAGAAAATGTAAAACTTGTGGGCGTACTGTTGGTCAGTATGCTTATGGTGGTGGTAATGGTTGGCGTCGTGGTTTTGATCAAAGAGTTGGCAAAACTTCGAAAGACAGGTGGCTACAAGCGACAAGCCAATTTGGTTCCGAGTATCGTGAAGATGAGAAAAAAGTTGTTTGGGAGTTTCCGAACAATCCTAATTCACACGCTTTGTTTTGTAGAGCTATGTGTATGGAAACATACATGGAACAAATGAATGAAGCTATCGCTAGACTTCCAAACTTAATTAATGTATAATTTTATTAGAAAGGATAAAAGATGACAGATAGATTAAGACTAAATGGTGCTAAAAGATCAGCACTTAAAAAAGAGCATTGGAAAGTTGTTCTTCAAACTCCCTGTGAGCAGAAAGACAATTTAATCGACGCTCAAACTCGTTTCTTTTCTACTCAAACAGATGTTCACGAAATCTGTAAGAAGTTAGTAGAAGAACGATTCCCAAAAGCAGATCGTGATGTAATGAGAAAGTATAATAGCAATAGAAGTTATCATACTACCTTTACAACAATGGACGCATGTTTCGTTTTA